GTCATAGGACGAGCCATACGTATTTGCTCGCACGCAAAGTTGCCTGTGAATGATCGCACGGTGAGTGTGAAGCTTTACATGTCGGTGTTCACGAAAGAGCAGGCCACAAAGACAGAAGGGACTATTGTTCCGATTCGACGAAACGATACTGTTCTGAAGCGGTATGAGGGGGACACGCCTCAGGAAGTGTTCATGAGCTCCGACGAGTTTCTGTATGAGGTGGCGTTTGAAAAGAGCAGAATCATAAAACAGATCAGTCATTTACTGAAGCAGTCGGCGGTGGACTGCGAGATCCACAGGAAGCTGCACGCAAAGGAGAAGCCGGTGATTCAGTGCATGCGCTTTGACACGAACATAACGCCCGACGAAATGGGATACAAGCCAGCTGTTTTGACGAACGAGCGAGACACCCTTTACTTGAAAAACGTTCAAAGGAAGACGAGGACGTTGCAAAGAGTTACGGTGAAGGGCATATATATGGTCGTGGATCGCGACACGAACGAGGTGTTTGATGCGATTGCGTTTGACGATTCGGAACGTCTTCTTCTGATTGGAAAGATCGTTCCTCCAAATCAAATACGATTTTTTACCTCTGTGGTTTCATAAATGCCGATGTCAATGTCAGCAGCCGATTGGACGAGAATGCAGCGCCGAAAGGCTGGAAACACGTATGTTCTGAAAGCACAAGACTCAAAGGAAGTCAGCCCGACTGCTCCCAGAGTTCTGCCTTACGGAGCTGCACTTCTAATCCCGCGAGATGTCGGCGGACCCAAAACCCGTCGCCCTGCTAGCGATTTCACGAACTATACGGCTTCGCAAGTTTCGGATTTCGTGCTGTATTCTCAAGGTAGTGCAACAGGCACAAGAAACACTGCTTTCAATACTGGCGCAGTGAAAAAGACATTGAATCGTATTTGTGCAGGTCCGACTGGATGTGCGCCTACCGACTTACCCACGAAGCTTACAGTCTCCGAGGTCGGAACCGTTGGTCAGAGAAATCGTTTGACCTAAAGCGCAGACAACTCGGATTTCCACATATCCTTTGGCGTTCTAGCCTCCAGTTCACCAATTTTTCGCACGAGGTCCACCAATGCCTTTTCGTGCTTTTCGGCGTTTGTGAGCGTGATGGAAGCAATCGGGAGATTCATCAAGTAATCGTATCCGTCCTTGATTTTCGTGAACTTCTCGGCGGACAGCATAGTGTCGCACTCGTCCCGCGTCTTTCGGCGCAAATCCGGAACAGGCTTGTCCTGGCTCTGTTGCCGAATAAATCGGACTACATTTTCGTGGTAAGGAAGAGCATCCCTCAACTCTTTCAGCAAGTGATCGCGGCGCTTGGCGTAAAGGTCTAGACGCACCTCTGCAAACTCTTTCAGAATCTCGTTGGGCGTCTCGTATTTGTGAATCACGCACTTGGAGTTGAAGGCGTGCATGTTCGTCAGCTTCCACTTGGTTCTCAAAATCTTGTCTACAGCCGACTTGTCTTCGCCAAGCTTGATTTGGATAGAGGGCTGTTGGTCAGTTGACGTGTCGGTGTAATCGCGAATAGATCCGTCGGAAAGCAGCTTGTCAAGAGTCTCGCGGACATCGGCAGACCAAGAGCCGACTGGAAGCTCGGAAATCGTCATGGTATCTTTGGCGACGGACCACTTGCCTTCTAGAACGCACGACTTTGCGTCCTCCATCGTGACCTTTCCCTGAAACCCTCGGATCCAAGGAACGAGAGGGTCGTCTAGTCCGGAACCTGTGTCGAGCCAACGCAGGAGCATGCTTTTGAGATCGGCAGGATTGTAGCATGGCAGAAACGTTGAGTATCCCGTCCCGATACCACGTGCGCCGTTCACGAGCAGCATGGGGAGAATGGGGGCATACCATTCCGGCTCAACGAGTAGTCCGTCGTCGTCTCGGTACTTCAAACACGCAAAGTCGGAGTCTGGGACGAGCTTTGAAATGTTGGGCTGGAGATAAGTGTGGATATAACGGGGAGACGCAGCGTCGCTTCCGCCTTGTAGCCGCGTCCCGAACTGTCCTTGCGGAACGAACCACGGAATGTTATTGGACCCCATGAAATCCTGCGCCATTCCGACGATTGCGTCGTTGAGAGAAGCTTCGCCGTGGTGGTATCCCGAGTGTTCGGAAACGTATCCTGCGAACTGAGCCACACGGAGCTCTGACTTCAGGTTCCGCTTGAACGCAGAGTACAGGATCTTGCGCTGAGACGTCTTGAGTCCGTCCATGACGTTGGGGATAGATCGTTCCAAATTGTAGTTGGAGAAGTGGATGAGGTCTTTGTTCACGAAATCCTCGTAAGGCAGAGACGGAACGGGCGTAATGATGTTCTCGCGGGCGTATGTCTTGAGCCAATCCTTTCGGTCGTCTGCCTTGGCCTTATTGAATGCTAAATCAATACTGCAATCGCTCTCCTTGCCAGTATAGGAGTAAGGCCGGATGTTGAGTTGCTTGAAGTAGTCTTGTGCTTCGGTTCTCGTAGACGTCCCGAGTCCCTTGTAATACTTGACCTTCCATCCTGTCCCCGATGTCTTCTTCCATTCTTCGTACTCATACTGCGTGTAGAAAGAGAGCGTTTTCGTTCCTTTGGTTGCCTTGACGATTGGCGTGGCCATATACGCCAAGAACCCGGGAATCGCAAGGAGGGTGTGCCAGAGTTCGTGGAAGAGGTTGATGAGAAGTCCGCGGATATGTGCGCCGTCGTAATCCTGGTCGGTCATGATGAGGATACGGCCGTAACGCAGGGCACGAACATCTGCGTATTCGCGACCTGACTCTAGTCCGACGATTTTCTTGAGGTTCGCGATTTCTTCTGTCTGTTCCACCTTTCGCACGGATGTGTCCTTCACGTTGAGCAACTTACCGCGAAGAGGAAACACGCCGAAATACTTGCGCTGTTCTTGGCTGAGACCGCTGAGAGCCATGGCTTTCGCAGAGTCTCCCTCGGTGAGAATGAGTGTGCACTCGTGGCTCTTCATCGTGCCGGCGTACGCTGCGTCGTCCAGCTTCGGAATCCCTGAAATCCTTGACTGCTTCTTTCCGTCGGTCTTTGTGTTTTCCTTGGTGTCCTTCACGTTCTGCTGGGCTAGAACCTTGTCCACAACACCGAGTTTTGCAACGACTTTCTTGAGGAAATCTTCTGGAAGCTTGACGTTGAGTTTGGATGTGAGGTGTTCCTTGGTTTGTGAACTGAACGCGGGGTTCTCAATGGAGCATGTCATGAAGAGCGCAAGCGAGTCTTTCACGAGCGATGGCTTCACCTTGATTTTTTTCTTAGTTTCCAGATACACGGATACATGCGACACAATTTGGGTCGCAATTTCATCAATATGCTTGCCCGATTTCGTCCAAATGCCGTTTACAAAGGCTACGCCGAGCATACGGTCCAGCGGCGAATCCGCAACTGTCAGCTGGAGCCCTTCGGCAGAGTATGTGATGGAAGGTGTTGCTTCTGGGAGGTACCTTACTGCGTACGCCTCAATACTCCTGAATTTGATGGGTGTGTCGCGCCACATGATGCGGACGCCGTTCCCGACCGTCATCGCAAGGTCATATACCCTCCGCTCTACCAGCGCCAGAACGTCCGCAGGAATTAGATCGTCTTTCCACCCGAACCTTGCAAAGTCCGGAGTCCATTCAACTTCCACGAACGACTTGACTTTGGATTTGGTAACCGACGGGACGCCGATTTTGGACATGTTGTCTTCAAAGACCTGCTGATACTTGAGTCCTCGCTTCTCGTCCACAATCGTGATCTTGAGTTGCTTTGCAAAGATGTTCACGAGTTTGACGCCGTATCCGTTCTTGCCTCCAACGAGCTTCTTCTCGTTCGTGTCGTAGTTTGTGGATGTAAGCAGCTCTCCAAAGATCATTTGAGGGATGTAGATGCCGTAATCAGGATGCTTTTCCACATCAATGGACTCTCCGTCGTTTCGGATCGTGAACACCTTGTTGTCAGTAATGGAAATGTCGATCTTCTTGACTAGATTGTCGGACTTGCGCTGGCGCAAACGAATGACGTGGTCGTGGGCGTTCACCAAAAGCTCGTCAATCAGTTTGTAAAAGCCCGGGTTGAATTGCTTGAGCATCTTGGGAGAGAACTTCTCGCCATCAACGACGTACATCTCCTCCTGTGCATTCTCGATGCTGCCGATGTAGGTATCGGGAAGAGCAAGAATGTGTTCGCGGTGCGTGTGCTTGCGGTACTGCTTGGAAAGATCGGACATTTCTATGAGTTTCATAGAACCCGATGTACAAATTCGTTTTGATCGCCGTAAAAACGGATTGGCGGAATTCCTTACGTAAAAAGTATCACAATGCCTCCTCAAAAGAACTCTGGAAACAAAGGAGCCAAGCGCGAGACGGGCGCATCCATGAAGAACCGCAGGTTCGTTCAGAATTTTCTGGACGATTTGCGAGCCGAAGGGGCTATTGATGACGTTCACATCGGCCGCGTCCTGCGAAAGATGGGAGACGGCAGAATGGAGGTGTTTTACGTGGACGCCTCCAAAAAAACAGAGAAGGGGAATGTCGCACAGGCAAAGATCCCCGGCAGGTTTTCTGGGCGAGGAAAGCATTCTGTGTGGATAGATGTGGGAACGTTCGTGGCTATCGCAGGAAACGGTCTTGGCGGCGGAGTCGGGTTTGAAATTGCAGCGGTCTTCAGCCCGGATCAGATGCGAGATATTTCAAAGGAGTTTGATGTAGATCCGCGAGTTCTGGCGCTGGACATCACGGATTCGTCTCAGCTGGTAACGAAAACCCTCAAGAACTCAACGACGGCGGGATACGAGTTTGATCTCAGCGAGGAAGAGGTGAATGTTGACGAAATCTAAATAGAATACCGTTTGGTCTGCAAAAATCCAGAATCACTTTCGTCCCATAAATTATGATTCTTAAAGCGGATCACTTTATCTTCGGTTTTATGTAAATAATTATTATGAACCATTTTTGCAGTTGATTTGATGTCTTTGTCGAAATAGACGTGTCCGTTCGGATACAGTTCCTGAGGAAGCAGAGATACACGAAGTCCCAAAATGCTCTTGTAAACTTTGACGAAAGCGTGCTGGTCGTTCATAATGTTCTTTCCCACTTGCGAACGAACTGTCTGGATAGTTTTTTCAATGGCTCGGATAGATGCAATTGTGCTGCGAACCAAGAAAAAGCCTGTGCAAGGCCCCCAGATATCGTCTTGCATGACAAAATGACCCTGGAAGGAACGCATGTGCTGAATTGCATTTTCAAAGAGGTAGATATCGTTATCAATCCACAAGACTTCAGAGTCCATCCGCATGTTCTCAAGAATGAGTTCAAGTTTGCGAAGAGTTATGGACTGGAACTCTGTGGTGTTATACGCAGCCAATTCCTTGTTTGAAGAAAGAACGTAGCAGTGAAATAGATCCATCGGCCATCCGGACTTTGATGCAGAATTCAGCATGTTTTTCATCATAGGAAGTTGTCCTTCGTTGGTCATTGCGATAATCCGCATTTGTATATGTGGTTTTGACATTTCAAGCGAAAACAACGTAAATGCCCCCAAAGAAGAAAGTTCCTGCAAAGGAGCCTACAATACAGGATACGCCCGTAGTATTCTTTTTGAAGATCGCAGAAGATCACGACGAAACGGTTACTCCTGCTGGAGGCTCGGAATACGCAGATATTGGGAAGATAACATCTCCCACGAATTATACCGAAATATTGAAGAACATTGAAGGAACTGCAAGCATGAGCAGCGAACTGTTGAAGCAGATTCTGGACAAGGCGGTTTGTGATTCTTACTCTCAGGACACGGCGTGTTTCTGGTGCTGCCACAGTTTTGAATGGGCTGGAAGCATTCTCCCTGTGTCGTATGACGCATACAAGAACATCTATACTTGCGAAGGCCACTTCTGTTCTCCGGAGTGTTCCTTGGCGTACCTTTATGGCGCCTTAGATGTTTCGGACACTGTTCGTTGGAATCGGCACACGCTTCTGAGGCACATGTATGCTTCTGGATACACGCAGCGGGACCTGACACCTGCGCCTCCGCGGACTCTTCTGCGTATGTTCGGAGGTCCGTTGGACATTGCCCAGTTTCGGGCGTATTCGCGCGGATCCAATGACATCGTTCTTTCCGCTTTGTCGCCAATCCGCCTTGTGTTTCCGACCATGAATATCCAAGGTCCATTGCGCGACTTAAAGAGGTATGTATCTCTGTCCACGGACGTCGTGGAAAAGGCGTCACAGCAACTACGTCTGAAGCGGTCAAAGCCTATTCACACAAACATTCAGACTCTGGACATGTGCTTGAAGGCTCGTTAAACTTCGCTCGTTTCGGATACAGGAACGCTCACTCTTTCTTTGTATGCCGTTTTTATCGCCGCCTCTTTTCTCTTGAGCTCAGACAGCTTGATGTTGCTGTTAAAAGAATGCCCGGATTCTTCAATTATCTTTGCGATTGTTTCTTCTCTCGGCGAAGGGTGGGATTCGGTCTTTATCATATCGTTCCACATGATTGGGTCTGTGAGCTCAACCGACGGAAACGCCTTCTTGAATTTTTCAAGAACGCTGTTTGGAATGGATGGAGACTGCTCGATCAGTCTGTCCATTTCGGAACGACACACGAGCAGAAACTCCATGCACGGTTCTCGCTGTTTTCTAGCGAGAGCAAGTTCAATGGATATTTTGCGATACAATTTTCCCCATGAGATGCCGGCACCCCTATGGGCCTCCATCTTTTGAGCGTATCGCAAGTAGTTTGCAACGGTTGAAACGATTCCAGTCGCAAGAGAGAATGCGCCGATACCGATTTGCGCAACGCCCTGCATGTTTTCTGGAACCATAGAGCTAAGACCAAAATTTGCAGTTCCAGTCAGAGTCGACAGAACGATTACGGGAATCGTGAAGCCCATGTTGAGTCTGGAATACTTTGTTTCCGATTCATCGTGAAGCCAGCGGTAACACGCAGACTTGTCTGCCCACTTTGCAAGCAACTTCTCCTCTTCGGAACTCCATTCGCAATTCGGGATTTGTCTCTGCTGCTCGGGCTTCAACTCCGGCTTCTTTAAAATTTCCGCCATTATTATCATTTTGACGGATAGTTTTTTATAATACCAAATGGCTGTTCAACAACAGTCCTCTATGTTCACAGAAGTATTGAAGACCCAGTTCATGATGGGAATTGTAAATAGCGCAAAGACGCATACCCCGTTGCGGAATATCATTCTTTTGAACATTTATGAACGCATGGTTCAATCCTTTCCTGCGTGGTTTCCGTCAATACGGAATATGTGTGTGCGTAGATCAAAGCATTCTCCGACCCGAGAGGAAAAGGCAGTTATCACGTGCGAGAGGATTCTTCAAATGTCTGCCGGAAGAACGCAGAACCAGAATGCGAGCAATCATTCTCGAATGGATTCAGTAGTTCATTATGTGACCACCATTCCTGCGATTCGCAATCTTATTTGCATGACGCACCACGACTACCTTCCCCACGAATTTGACCCGGTGCTTGTAGATCCGGACATCTATTTTCAGATGACAGATTTGAAGTATATCGACGGACAGGTGGAGAGCATCAAGTTCAAACTGTTTTGCTACGACCACGAGGTTCAGTATTTACAGGCGTTCATAGACAGGTGTAATTTGGACTACGAGCGCCGAATGGCGAACAAGCTGGGAACGTCGCTTTACTATTTTGATATGGTCACGCAGACCAAGAACAAACGGACGACGCAGAATCCTCTTCCCACAACGCACTTGATTTACACCAAGCACAAGTTCCACACTACTCGGTCCTTTGAGAACGTGTTCTTTGAGCAGCGGAAGAGTTTGCGCGCACATTTGGACTTCTTTTTGAACAGAAGGGACTGGTATGAGCAAAAGGGGATTCCGTATACGCTCGGGTTCATGTTTCACGGAGAACCGGGATGTGGAAAGACGTCCAGCATAAAGGCTATTGCAAATACGGCTAGACGCCACATCATCAACATTCAGCTATCGCAAATCAAGTCCAAGGAGCAACTCCGCCATCTGTTTTTCAATGACGAGATACACGTTTACGATGGAGTCAAGACGGAGCGATACACGATTCCGGTTCACGAGCGTCTTTACGTGATTGAGGACATTGATGCAATGGGAGACTCAGTTCTTCGGCGGGATTGGAAGAAGCCGGTGTCGGATTCTTCAAAGCCGTTATCAAAGGAGGATGCGTGGATGGAGGCGCACAAGGAAGAGGAGCAGAACGAACCTCTTGATTTGTCGTTCCTGCTGAATTTGCTGGACGGAACTCTGGAGGCCTCTGGACGCATTTTGGCAATCACTTCAAACTTCCCGGAACGCATTGATAAGGCTCTGATTCGGCCTGGACGCATAGATATGATTGTCCAATTCAAGAAGTGCAGTTGCGAAATACTGAAGGAAATGGTGAGCAATTTTTACGACAAGGAATTTGACAATTGGACGACTCCTGAGATGGACTACAAGTGGAGTCCTGCTGAAGTCAACCAGATCTTGTTTCGGAATTTCAACTCCCACGAAGAGGCTTTGGAGGAGTTGAAGACTTTGAGTCCGAAGGATTTGAGTGGATTTGAGAGTGTTCCTGCGATGACGTATGCTTAGCCTGAAATAGCCTTCGACAACCTATACAAGTGTTGAATATAGACCCATACATTTGTCTTTGATGAGTCGCTCATGCTCTGGACATACTGCTTGAGCTTTGAAAGAAGATTGAAGTCAACACCTCCTCCGAATTCCTGAAACGAGTGGTCTAAAAAGAACTTCTCGTTCTTGGAAAGGATTTCTGACTCAAATGCTTTTGAGCTATCGTAAAATACACTTGGAATCAACCCAGGATTCACTGGACGCATCATGCGGATAGATGTAATGCCGAGCGCAAAGTCAGGGTCATCGGGGTACATTGCACTGAGCTCTCCGAGAAACGTCAAAAGCTGGTCAAAGAATGTGTCCATAAGAACCTTTCGAGGCGCCATTATATTTACTTACGCGAGACTCCTGAAAATTCCGTTTCACGCTGTTTCTGAATCATCTCAAGCTTGCGCTTCACGTCGTCATTGGAACCTGTCTTTGAATTGTCGTTAAGGGTATTCTTTGTAGACGGACCGTCGGAAGAAGGGAGTCCGGCTCCGCCCGTGGATCCCGTTCCAGACCCGTCCAGAAACGTATACATACTTCCTCCTCCCATTGCAAATGAGCTCGGGGCATCCCATAAGGAATAGCTCTCCGTCAAGCTACCGGCTCCTTCAAATCCCCAAGGCGTGAGGTCTCCGATAGGCTGGTCCTTTGACACTTGTCCATTCGCAGTGACCGCTCCTTCCTTCTGAGGTATTTCCTTTCGCGAATTGGTCGGCTTTGCAATGTATCCGTAAATGTCCTTTCCCACGACCACGTCCTTGGTCTCGTTGTTGTAGAGGGTGGGCACCGACTTCAAAAACGGAGGTATTTGAGCACGAGGGATAGTTTCCACCTGAATGAGTTTGTAAAGCGAAATCTTGTTGAGAGCCTTCAGCGTTTCCAGAATCTGCTTCGAGTTCGGACACCGTTCGCTGTAAAACAAGTAAGATTGGGACATGTCGTTATGAGTTTTTAGGAAAAAAACGGATGCTTGAATAACGAGATGGAAAATAGTAAAACCATGGCGGAGATTGTGAACCAGTCTGAGAGCAAGTGTAAGAACTTCTTTCATGCAGAGTTCAAGAAATTTCCGGTCACATTCGTCAATGCCATTCGGCGCATTCTGCTGACGGACCTTCCGACTGTTGTCATTCGTAACGTTGAAGTTCTTGAGAACACGACTCAGCTGCCCCACGAAATGCTCCGGCATCGCATGGAGATGCTTCCTGTCAACGTCAAGCCCACGGACGCATCTACCATTCGCGAAGCCAAGGTGGAGTTGCGCGTGCTTCCGGAAAAGGAAGGGACGCGAAGTATCCGAACGAACGACTTCGTGATTGAATCCAGCCGACCCACTTTGTTGATGAATGACCGAGAGCTTGACACTCCTCTTCTGTTTGTTCGTGTTCGGCCGAATGAATCGGTTCATATTCGTGGAAAGTTGGCGGTTGAGACCAAGACTGCGTCGCAGGTGTGCACAGCGACGACAATGTGGCACGTGGATCCTGTGAGGGCAAAGGACGACAAACGGATATTCGTCGACGAAAACAACGGGTCTCCTGCAGTGTTTGACAATTTCTACGCCCAGCGGTCATATTCGCGGAACGCAAAGGGACGTCCGGATTGGATAGATCTGGACGTAGAGAGTGTCGGCGTGATTCCTGCAAAGGAGCTGGTGGATATGTCCGTCAAGATCCTGAGGAAACAGGTGGAGGAATATATGGCTGTCGCGATTGACAACATCCAGCGACAGAAGGACGACGAGTACCGAGTGGAAATTGATCAGGGAGGACATACGGTTTGCGCTCTTCTGCAAGAAGTCATGTATGAAACGCAGGACGTCCAGTTCGTATCCTACGACATTCCGCACCCTCTCAGGCCAGAGACTGTTCTGCGGTTCCACACGAAACGAGTTCCGGAAACAATTCTAAAGGCGGCGCAGACTGTGGTGGAAGAATATTGTGAGAGTGTAGAAAAGAGTCTATAAGACAATATGGCGGACGTATTGGAATTTGACGTCGCGGACTTTACAGTGCTTGAAACATTCACCTTTGAGGAAATCGTTCAAAGACCAGAAATATTGAGATTTTTTACCTTGGAGGAACAGCTTCTTGATTACTTTGAGGCTAGGCTTCCAAAGGGGGAATTGACGCAGTATAAATTGCGGAAGCTCGAGCGGGAGCAGGACAGAGTCAAGGACGCTTACTTGTCCACAGTCGAAGAGCACGACGGCGGTTACGACGTCAAGCGTAGCAGGACAGCACGCATGCCCGAATGGATTCATCCGCTCGTTGACTCTTATGAGCTAACTGCTTACGATTACAAGAAACAGTGGGCTCCGCTGTTCAGCGAGGAGCAGCGCAACAATAAGGGCTATTACAATCGCATGATTTTAGCGATTCCAAGACCGTATCAGACTTCTCCGAGCGAAAACACTCCTGTAACAGAGAGGACTTACGGCAGGACGGACGAAGGAAAACAGGTTGTGGCTCTTGGCGACTATGCTGCTTCAAAGACGATTATGCACGAAGACGGAAGCAAGGAGATCGTTGAGATGCGTGTTTCAAACACGAAAGACGATATTCGGATTCAGGGATATTCCATGGACGCCCGAAAACTAGAACTTCCGAATCCGCTGGACGGACATCCGTTCCTTGAATCCGTTCAAGCTGGAAAGCTGGTTACCAACGAACCCTTTGAGGACGTGTATCCTTCCGTGGAGGCAATACTGACACACGCCGTCCCGACTACCAACGATCCCTTCGGAAAAGGTCAAGAGTATTTGAAGCTTTACGACGTGAAACTGCAGGAGATTCCGTGGAGCGTATGGAAGCAGCGATTTCCGCCGGTAGATGTAATTTTGAAGTCTCCGCCCCCCGTAACTGTGAAATTTCCAAAGGCGGCAAGTTCTGGGGCTCCGTCCGAAGACCTTCAGAAGATGTACGGATCCAAATGGGTTGACGGAGTCCATCCGCGCTACTGGATGACGCAACAAGAAGATGCAGGCGTTCTTGTGGAGAAACTGCTGCTTTCTATGACGAACAACGCAGGATTGTTGAACGTAAAACCTCTTGGCGATATGTTGGAGCCACACCATCCCGAATCTTCTCCCGAAGAATGCATCCAATCCTCCACGTTTGAGAGCTTTATAAACGGAGGAGTCTACCGATCCGGGAAATGCGTTCCTGTCGGAGCCATTCACGCAGAACAGAATGCCCTGATCGTTCTTGGACGAAAGGCATGGACGGAGGGAACCGAGATGGACATCCTGAAAAAACACCAAGACGTTTTGAAAGGATACAGACACCAGACCGAGTTTGCAAAGATGGTGAAGTACGCAAGTCATCCAACGAAGGAAACTCCGGAATTGCGCAAGGATATACTGCTGCTGTTAAACGATCCAGAGAGAACGGATACAGACAAACTTGACGCAGCCGAAGTCTTGTTGAAAGATATTGTTCCTGCCGAGAACTTGTATTTGGACGCGGACGGATCTTTCCTGGTTTGTCAGCATACGATTGCGACATTGAAGGGGGAGATGGCGAAGGATTTGAATGCGTTCTACCGAAAGTGGACTGCATCCGACCAGGGATTCCGAGTATGTAAAACGTGCGGCGAAAGAATCGGTCAAGTGTTTACGATCCAAGACGAATTTGACAGCGATGGCCGATTGGTGGTTTCGCAGGGAGTTCTGGACGAAGACGGGTTCCGCGGAAAGTCCCAAATTGATTCGTTCGCGAACTCTTTGAAGAAACTGTCGAGCGTCTTCCTGTTAAAGGCTGCTCTTGATTCTGTCTTCTACATGATTCTGTCGTTTCTCCAAGTATTGCCTGAAGAGCGTCAACTAATACCGGTCCTTCATCTCGTGCGCCGAATGTCCGCTTCGTTCAAAGAATTCGCAAAGGCAAAGAAGTTCAGCGAAGATATGCAGGACCGTGTGGACGGAACGTTCGGGTTCGTGGGAGCTATCGTTCTTCTACAGACGCACCGACCCTTTTTGGTTCCTCGCAGATCTATTGGATCCCGTCCTATGGTCATGTCCGGATTCCCGAGAGACACCGACGATGTTAAATCAAAGGGAATCATCGACACTCTCCTCTTCATATTGAAGGAGCCGTTTGAGTCATATTCCGGGTCCTTCAAGGGTCCAATCGTTCCCTTCCTCCGGTATCTGATTTCTAAAGAGTCGGCACTACGAACAGACTCCGAAAAGTATTTGAAAAGCATCGCTGCAAAAGAGTTCAAGGCTCAATTTGAAGAGGCAAAGGAGCGGTATTTGGTTGCGCCGCCGTTGGTTGAAACGTTGAGCACGAAGAGGCTTCCGATTCTCACAGTAGATAAAAAGGCTTACAAGCCAACCGAATCCCTTCAGCAGAATCCCACGAACCCTATCTGTATGTCCGTCAAGCCAATGACGATTCTTCAGCCAAAACGAGGACCGAATGTTTCGCAAGCCCCAGCGGTGTTATGGGAAGGCATAAAGCCATCTCCTCGTGCTTCTATAAACCCCGAAATCGTGTCAGAAGACGCCGATATGAATACGGTGAGCGACGCCGACATTCGCCGACGTTTGCAGATGAAATTCCCAGGTCTAAAACTTCCCACTCTTTCTTCTTTTTTGAACGAATCTAACGACGGAATCGGAATACTGTCGCTTCTACAGCGACTCATAGACATACTGATGAAAGAGTCCGGGTTCCCGAAAAAGACCATTCCTGGATTGCGAAAGATGATCGTTTACCTGAACACGCAATTGGACGCGTCTTTGCTACGAGATGTCGCACGCGGGCTCGTGTTTGAACTTCTGCACACCGTGTCTCAGAGTGAATCAAGAGCCGAGTTGGAAAGGACGCTTCAAACTGCACTGCGCAAGGACATCGTTCTGCGAATGATACTTCTGAAGCGAGAAGACGCAGACAAAACAAACCAGGTGTTGCGTGCAAAAGAGCGCGAAACGTTCAAGAGCCGAATGCGTGAAATGGATGACTCGGAGCGAGAAGTCACGAAGCAACTCTTGGATATCGGACTGGCGGGATACATTATCACGAACGAAGACCGAAAGTTGTTTGCGAAGGAAGATGTGGAAGTAGATCAAGACGAAGAGACTCTGAGGCGGGTGCGAGGAATGGACGAGAACTTGCCGGAAGAAGGGCCAAACGCAGACAGGGATTTGGATGCAGGAGAGGCGCCGCTTGGAGAAACCGGACAGGAACTTGAAACTGACTTTGGAGATTATGGAGACAGAGCAGTTAGAAATTACGGAGACCAAGGCGACGATAATAGATACGATTTCAATGAGGGGTTTGGAGTTTAACCTCGTTGAAAAATAATGCACCTAACAACCGTTGAGGAACTTGAGGAGGACTTTGAGTTGTATTGCGACTGCAATATGTGCTTGTGTATGTGGTGGGATTAATCTATCTTTATTTTTTCGGTTTCGTAGCATCTATCCCTGTAAAGCCTCAGCCTCTCTTGAAATTGCCTGCGAAATGTGGAGTCCACAATGTCAATGACGAGTGGCGCAACAGTTCGTTTCGCTTTCTCCACTCGCAGGATTCTTCCCACAATTTGTTCGATATCAGGCCGAGGGGTCGCCATAACAAGCGTATTGAGAGATTCGACATCAAATCCTTCCTTTACAAGTTGGTAAGTAGAAATCAGAATGCGTTTTGATTGACAGAACTCGGTCCTCACAGCAGGTTTCATTCCTCTTGCGAGAATCCCAGTATGTTTCTGAATGTCGGGCGGAAGTGTTTCAAACAATTTCTTTGTGTGCTCCACTCTGTCGCTGAGCACCAGAATTTGACGAGTCGGGTCTTCGTATAAATCCTTCAGCAATTCCACGATCATCTTGTTGCGCGGTTCAAATTCGGTGAGTTTGTTTACCATCAGAGATGTGAACATGACGCCGGACTGGTTCTTGATCACTGTGTTGAATTCTGCGTCGTCCGTCTCAAACTCCAGCACTTCCACTTTGACTCCCGAGTCCACCTTTTCCGCAGAATCCGATTTATAAAGCATGGGACCCAAGCACCAGTTGATCACATACATTAACTTATCTTTGCGTTCCGGAGTTGCACTCAGCCCCAACATGTGCTTAGACGTCAGTTTTGGAACGACCCTAACGAACGCTTCTGACGCAATATGGTGGCATTCGTCAACTATGACTAGACCCAACCTTTTGAAAGATGACGCAGTAACATCTTCTCGCATGATTCCTTGTAGCATTCCAACAGTGATATCGTGCTCCGAGGTATATCTCACAATGTCTGAACTAATTGACTCTAGTGTAGCAGAAACCCCCATAATTTCCGCTAACCGAAGTATCTCGGCATTCTTCAAATTCTTGATGAGTTTGAAGTGAGGAGTATCTGGTGCCTTATATTTAATAACCGCTACCTCTATGCGAATTACAAATTCCTGAAGAAATGTGTCTACACTTGTGTCTTCGTTCCATATACCTACGCGCGCCTTTGGGAGAAACGACTGGATTCTCTCCACCCACTGATCCTTCAGAAACCCAGAATGGACAAGAACAAGAGTTGGGAGTTTGATTTGAGAGGCGATGTAGAGGGCACACACAGTTTTTCCGCCGCCGGTTTGGAGCGACAATATGCCGTCGCGGGGTGATGGAAGTAGAAAGGAGTTGACGACGGGTTCTTGTGCTGCCCGAATTTTGCCCGAAAATTCCCAGTATTTGTCCTCTGTTTTTGGTACGTCGCGATACGAAACCTTTGGTTCCCCATAAGTTTCAATCCCATAGTGTTTCGGCACGTAAATATACTCTTCCGACTCTAGATACACTGGATAACGGTGGACGAACTGGGGCTTTACGAAGACGGACGGAATGTAAGGTCTGACGTTCAGAATTCCCTTCAGTTGAAGCAAATTTTTAACGTCTGTTTTCGGAAGTCTGTATCCGTGGATCGTCAGGGCCATATTTGCCTTTCTTACTTTCAAAACGAATTTCCGTTTTCAAAGTGAGAAATTTCAAACCAGAATGGAGGCGATCAGTATATTCTGCATTGTCGTTCCGATCCTCTTGCTTTGTTGGGTAGTCTATTTCTGCGTCAGACAGCGCTAAATACTCGCAAAGAAATCACGCAAAGACCTGTCCTTAATGAAATCGCGAAGCTTCATTTTTGAATCTTTCAGGAACGGGTCCTTGTTATTGCGCAACTGAACCTTGTCGTAAGTATTGCTGCTGTGGCTCATTACCAGAATCGTCTTCATAGGATCCAGAGCCACGATTCCCTTGTCCTTAATTCCGGTAAGGAAAGACGTTTCCTCTGCGTGCGTCACTTCTTCGTCGTATTTGTTCGCGACGTAACTCTTGCGCCACGCCATAGTTCCGTTCGTGATATGCGATGGGTGATAAGGTCCTAGTGCATAAATCACCTTGATGTCCGTATAATACATAAACATTTCAACAGCTCCCGCCATTTCTGCGTCGGGACACTTTTTGAACATTTGGACGCAATGCGATACGCGTTCGGGAGGGTAGTAATCGTCGTCGTCAATTGCAACAATGATTTCTCCAGTGGCAAGCTCGTTCAGTCGGTTCCTCTTGTATCCGATGTTTTTCTTTTCGGGATTGTAGATGTATCGGACGTTTGGGAACGGTAGGTCTTTGAACATGTCTTCAACCTTATCTGTTCCATCGTCATAAATCAACCACTCCATTTTGTCCTTCGGATATGTCTGCGAGTTGTACATCGCTACGAGATGGGGAATGAACTTTCTGCGATTATAGGTTGGCGTAACTACGGAGACAAACGGATACGTTGGCAATCCCTTGCGTTTTTCAAGAGTCGTCATTAACTTACTTTTTACGAATCTATCTAAACTTCTAGAACGACAGAATTGTTTTCACGAACGGATGGAGACGCTGGGCTTCTGTAGAGAATCGGCTTCCCTTTACAGTCGTATAAATGCGTTCACACGAAGACAGAATGAAAAAATCAACCAACATGTCCACATTGAGCTGATCCTTTGACATCCCGAGCTCTGAGTTCGTCAAATTATGAACGCCCTTTGCAGAATCAACCTTCACTTGACTGATGACGTATGTGCTCGGAAAGAACCGCTTCCAAATATCAAGTTGTTCCTTGTCGTCGGACACTGCAACTATATGGGACCGATTCATTCCGCCAAGTGTAACAATGTGCGAAACAATAGATTGAATGCTGATTATTCGTTTCCGAGCGTGGATATGGTCGCCTCCCCGAATGTGAATTCCCCAAGAATTATCTATTGCGTAACTGGATTTATGGTGACGTATTTTCTGAATGACTCTCTGGTCAATTACCCGAAACACATTCGCAAAGAAAGATGAGTCTGGATACAAAGTTCTCCATCCGCAACTAGAGAACACTACAACATCTGCAGAAAACGGAGCGTCCAACACGCCGATATCAATTCCTGCAGTTTTGTTTGCAGCAAAGTATTCGTAGCTCATATGCTCATTCAATCGTCCCTTCCAGTGCGGAGGGTGATACGTGGCATCTTCCGGAATTTCGTCAAGAGAATTTAGAACAGGCATATTCACAAGCTTGAAATAGGTATAAAAGTCCTCGGACCCGTGACTCCACATCTGGTCTCGCCAGTCCACATATATTTTCACATTGTGTTTGAGGGCGTACGCAACTGCCATCTTAAGACTTTCAAGTCGGTCTCCAAATCCAAGCCAGCCTTTTACGATTAGATATTTCATTTTCATCGAAAACGGATTTAAAGTTCTGGATTCGGACACAGCATCAGCAGAATGGAAGTTTATAACGACGAGGAGAAGCATGCGAACTACATGTTTCTCCAAGCCGCAATCCAGCACGTCCAGCAGGGGAAGAGAATCACGGAGGACTGGATGGAAGAACAGAAGGAAATGATACTTATCTATCGCGAATTCTGGCCAGACATGACGTGTTTGAACCCGGACATTCGGGACTACAGGTTCAGAGCTCAAGCCGTGGAGGCCGAGACGCTTCTCACTCTGCTTTACGAGGAAATATGCGAAACAAGTACGTTTTCGGTGGACACTTATCACGTGTTCAACATGTGTGTTGACAAGATGGCTGAGACGTTCTTGGAAGATGACGACGTTTCCAACATGTTTGCGTCCTTCACGCTGTCGTAATGAACATTTCCGCATTTGAAAATTTCTTTCCAAGAGCTTCAAGCAACCAATCGTGGTGTGTGACAACTGCAATACTCTTACATCCCGCAGATCTCTTAAAAATATCAATCAGAGCTTTTTCTGATCTAATTTTAACGTCAAACGGACTCTCTTCAATCCATTCGCACGAGTCTTTCACGCATTCCAAATTTGTGGAGGAATACATTGCAAGTTCGTCTTTTTGTTGTCTTCTGTTTACTGGATGCTTGCCCTGTGTTTCCATAAGACCGTCGTGGAGGTGTAGGACTGCATCTTGTCCAAAGATGTTACGTGCCGTTTGAATACACCGAAGCAAAGGGGACACGTAGATACGGTCTACGTCTGGTGCCACCAAAGACCTGGTTTGCTTTTCTCCTAGTTCGGTGAGAGGAGCATTCACGTAATTTTCGGAAAAGTATGCGTCCTCGCCAATTAATGCAAATCCTTCGTTGTGCTTCGCATGTCCGTGCCGTATGAACACTACTTTCATTCTAATTTTGATTCGGGCTGCGTGAAACCCGTAAAACCGTGTTAAAAAGACTCGCACATAGTTATAAATGAATCGCGCTTACGATTACAACGGCGTGCTCGTATCTGCATCGCGACCAAAGACACTTACTCGGACGGTGAAAAAGACCATTCAAATAGATTCGGGAGACCGAGATACCTTCAAGTATTACACGAACGGAGATTTTTGGGTTTACTTGCCCCGCATTTACCAGAATGTAGTCTCTATTCGGCTAAAGGACGCCCAGTTTCCTCCTTTGGTTGCACCTCCTTCAATTGCAACCACTGCAACCAATGCAGCTCCTTCAACCCCAAGTGCTGGATTGGTAACTTACACTGTTACATCAACAACCGGTATGAGTGTCGGCAATACAATTGTCATCGCTGGAGCTACTACGGCTGGTTATAATGGAACATTTATGATCCAGAGCATTCCCAGCGGAACAACATTTGTGGTAAGAAACGCTACAACTGGAACGGGAACTTTTTCGTCTGGAACTGCAACAATTTACTCTCAAGGAGCCGCGACCCATTCGTTCGGTCTTTCAGGAAGCAAGGGCGAGAACATCCCTAGCGCAACCTATACTGCCGACACTATTGTTACTGCTCCCGCTCCGTATTTCCTTCTAAGTTTGGAGGGACTCAACAAGGTGGATGAAACTACCGTCAACGCCAACCGGTCCACGTATTCCGACAGCTTCTTTGCAAAAATTCCAGCAACAGCCACAAATTACGGCGGATCAACGTTCATCAACTACAACGACCACAGCGCACTGGAAAACATCGCGACATTTTCGCCCCCAATTGGAAATCTAGACAGGATGCATATTACAGCGCGTCTACATTCCCAGCAAGATAAGAGCGGGTTTTTGTATTGGACGACGGATGGAGCGGTTGCGGCCGCAGCAGCAGCTGGAACGAATCTAGGAACCGCCGCTGATTTCAATCTGACGTTTGAAATTGAGTATTTGGACAACGGATTTTCGGATTTTTCGTCAATAGAGACTCGTTTGGCGGAGATGCGCTAAATGAATGACTTCAGCTCCGACGTGACCTGCTCCATCATTCCAATCAGCCGGTTCATGCGATTCTTGTCAATACGAACAATCGCAGGATCGGCGTTCACCACCTTCTTCTGAGGCATAATGTGCCCGACAAGAGTCTCCAGCGTGATGAAGTATACTTGGGAACAGTCCCATGCGTCCCGGTTTGAGTGAAAGTGGATGTCGTTGATGCCATAGAGAACGTCGGCGAGTGTCTTGCCGTTATCCACTGCCCACTCTTCCAGCGTGTTGTAGGTTTTTCCTGCGACGTAATCCACATAGTTGTTGCGATTGGGAATGCAGTGGCGAATTTGAGTCTTCTTCAACTCATTGTAGGCTGCGAGGTTCTCCTCATTGCGCGGATGCGGAACTCCTGCCAAAGACAGCTCGGATGCGAAGAAGAAATATGGACTGTCGGCTTGGATATACTCGTTCGGCTTGTTTGGATTCACGAGGTTTGCGAAATCGGAATCGGCGATAATGTTGCGACCATACTTGCGAGAGCGCGAGAGAATGACCGCGTCCATTTGATTATTACCGTATCTATACCGGTAAATCGCTATCCGTTTTTGGTCTAGCGCATGCGTTTTCCGAGACGCACAAAGGTGTCTAGCGTGAACAGGAAGAAGACGCCCGTGAAGACATACAGGATCATATCGTGGGTGGATGAAGTTTCGTATCCGGTCTTGTTCTGCTCTATCATTCGCAGAATCTTGTTGAGTTTGAGTTCTTGGTCTTGAGCCTGAAATCCTGGAGGGGCGTACGCATAGTTCGTCATTTCTTCGCGCACGGGTCTAGAGACGTCTCGGATACGAGAAGAGGTGGGGTTGAAATTCCGCTCCCCCTCTTCGTCGCTCCTCACAATCGGAAGACTCGCCGACAAATCGTCGATAGTCTTGCGGTTCTTGTATACGGCGGCCTGTGTTCGCTCTGTCGGAGACGAAAACACGGGTTTGTCGTATTTTGAAGAAGGTTCGCTCTGAGCGGGCGGCGTCTTTCCTTTCTTTTCAAGAGGAATCGGACTGCCGAACTTGGATCCCCACACTTCTTCTATGCTTGCCATTGTTCTTTCGCTCATAGAAAAATATTACAATCGGAATTAGTAAATGCGCCGACCAGAACTGGTTGCATCCTTATCGGTGCTGCTTTACATTGTCTTCTTCGCCTTGTCGCCCCCACCATTCGTCCGATCGGTTCTCGCCAATCCGGTTGGAATGGCGGCTGCAGTCGGCGGGGCAATCTACGTTACGCTTTATAAGAGCAAGGTTGTCGGAGGCCTTCTATTAGTCGCACTTGTTCTCAGCATGTCTCGCGGGGGACGGGAGGGGTTTAATACTGCAAGAGGCAGGTTTGTGATTAATGCCGAAAACCCGGACGCCGCAGTGTTTTGGAATCCCGTGGGAACTCAGGATCTTTACGTTATAGACGGACGAGGCGATAATTGTAATAACTGCGGAGAATGGGTGTGCGGTCCCGACGTACCTGTTAAAATTCCATGGGCTACGTTGAGCACTATGTTGCCAGAAAAGGGAACCTTCCGATGCAATATGGCATTCGGTCCCGCTCCTCCCACCACAGGTTCTGGAACTAGCACAACTTCCGGCTCTGGCGCTGGTTCTGGAACTAGCACCAGCACACCCACAATGTCCTCCTTATTACCGCAATGTCCAGGCGGACAAGTAAGGATTCCAGAAGCAGATAATGAGTGCGCGGTTCCAGGTTCAACTGCTGCTCCATCTTCGCAGCCAACTTGTCCAAGCGGATCAACGTGGAATGGAAGAGAGTGTCGTGATAATACAAGTGGCGCTTTCGTATTTCCGGACTGTCCTGTAGGAGGATATAGTCTACTCGGAACAAAGTGTTGGGGTAAATGTCCCGGAGATACAGGATCTTTTAATATCGGCAAAACGTGTCCTCCCGCTACAACTCCTCCTCCTCCCGCTACAACTCCTCCTCCTCCCGCTACAACTCCTCCTCCTCCCGCTACAACTCCTCCTCCGCCTCCCTCTAGCACTCCTACTCCTTCTTCAAGCGGAGCTGGCGCTGGGTCTGGCACGTCAGCCACGTCTGTGAACCCAATAATGTCCTGCAATCTAGAGAACTACAGCAACTTTAAACGGTCTGGTCCCCAAGATTTTGCCCCTTTCTAGTAAGGGATGATTCATAAAGTTGACTATACGTTGTTCTTCACAGGCATGATGATGCTGGTGCTAAACGTAGGCAGTCGTGATATTTTACACGAATTCAGCGATTCCGACGAAGATTACAGGCGCAATATAATCCTTCGGCGATTCGCGATTTTCGCTGTGTGTTTCATCGGGACTCGCGATATCGTCCACTCTCTCATTCTCACGGCTGCGTTCATTGTCCTTGCAACCGGACTCCACCACTCAAAGTCCGTCTACGCCCGAGAAGGCATGAAGAATCACAATCTTGCAGTGTCGGGGACGGCGGTTATAGCGTCAGCTTAAAGCTTGAACGAGACCGAGTTCTTTCCGGTAGAGCCGCCCTTGCGAGACGTCTGGGGAGGCATAGACACCTTCTTCGTGTCGGCGTTCACCTTCGCGAGAAGATCGTCAAGATTCAAGCTGGAGGCCTTCATTTCACGAGCCGGAGCCGGCGGAGGGGCAACTGCTGCTGCAGGAGGCTGAGCGTTCGGTCGCGCGATTTTTACAGGACTCTTGATACTTGTGGGTGCGCGTCCAGGGTTCTGTGTGGCCTGCGGAGGCGGAGGCGGCATCATGCTTCCGAGGTAACTGGCAAGTCCGGCCATGGGGTTTGATGGCTGAGAAGGAGGAGGGAATGAAACAGCCGGAGCAGCTGACTTCATGTCCCTAGTTTGCTGCTGCATCGCCGCAGTCGCCAGCTGACGAGCAATGTCCGGGTTCGTCCTCAGAACCTCGTCAATGTTCGGAATAGGGGCCTTGCGCGCCATCTGGTTTGTCAGATGGACCATATACACCATCATACATGTGCGAATGGGAATACGAACGAGAGGGTGCATCTTCATCTTGTCGCCGTAAAGCTCATACAGTTCCTCAAAATCCTCCTCCATGTCCACTACATTCATCTGAGCAGACTCCGAAAGGCCGTCCAGCTGAAGCCCGAACGCCTTCACGATGTTCACGTTCTTAGAGCTCCACTCCATCGCCGACATTCCAGTAATATACCAGTCGCAGAACTGCTTGATTGTCTGGTCCATCTGCTTTTCGCGACGCATGAACTCTAGCTCCATACGCATCTCCTCCATTGGAGAATCCAACGTGAACCGCTTGCGCATCGGCACGCCCAGTCGCTGAAGGCGCTCAAACTTTCGAAGCATTTCGTATTTCTCCTTCATCAAGTGCTCGTCTGACATCCGCCGGCTACTCGCAGACGTGGCATGGACAAACGAGTCGGCGTTCATGTTCTGGAACCCGTCGCTCGTCTCCATGGGTCCGACCTCGTTGAGAGACGGAAACAGTTTTGGGGCTTGTGCAGACTCCGTGGATGGTTCGTCCGGAAACGAAGAAAACTCTATCGTCTGAATATCCGCCATCCTAGTGTCTGGCGCATTTGCGATCGCAGCATTTGTAAGCATTTCTGCGCCCAATATGTCCATTTGTTTGTAATGAGCGGTTCAGTTCTGAAAACTAGAACGCATCACTCCCAGAAATGAATTCCGAGAGAATTCAAGACCGACTCGTTATCCCGCACTTTACAGAAAACGTTTGCAGATTCTGGATTGGAAGCTCTTGCTTGAGCTTGGGGTTCAGGACCACACACAGACACGAGTGCGTGATATCTTCTTCGTATTTCCCCAGCCTCTGAAGACGCGCACGGCCAGAACCAACAGGGTTCTCTCCAGTAACTCTTGGGATCGCTGAAGACAGATTTATGCTGAATACTAACCTCTGAAGGCAACGTAATAACCTCAGGTTCAGGCTTAACGTCGCAGTATTCCCAGAAAATATACTTAATGACTTTGTAATCTCCGCAAAAAAGGTATGCCTCCGCGTTCGTCACGTCTGGCGAGACATATGTTATCCGAATCTGCGTCGGCTTGTTTCTAGACTTCCAATCTTCGCCATTCAAGTAATCGGTCAAGGCATGTGAAGCCACGAAATCGGCGTCCCAGCGAAACCGCCACGGATATGTTGCCTTTGAATAGCACCACCTGGAATGCTCTACGAAACTATGCTTGGAAACAGCGTCCGTTATAAGAGTCTCGTATCCCGGTCTAGAAAGAGGAAAGTCGTAATCGTGAATGTGTATAGGCATCCCCTCCTTCTGCAAACTTTCCGCTATACTGCGAGACATGTCCGTGCACAAATTCAGAATCACGTGAATGTCGTGCGGGATCGTCAACGTTCTCAAAGACTTGAGCGATTCTTCTAACGTTGCTTCTTCGTTTCGAACCCTCACAATGAACGAAATCCCAGACATTTGAATCTTCACGCGTTCATTATGAAAATTAATGCTCCATAACCCACAGACCTTGCAGGAAGCAGTCCGCCAAGTCGTCCTTCTTCGGGTGTTTGAGCATATACGTCTTCCACTTTTCAGTAGGAACAAGTTCCGTCGCGTGAACAATGCCGGTTGATTTGCGACCCTTGTATGTTTTGGTAGAGTCTTGTAGCGTAATCATGTTCGTCAATTTATGGACAGCCGATACTCCCTTGCACGCGTACCCCTGGCACACGAACCACATATGAAGCATAGCTTGGACGCACAGCATTCTCTTATCCGGTTGTTGCTCAAACGCAATCAAGTTGGCGTCTTTCCAAAGATCTCTGCGAGCTTCAAGACATTGTGCGATCGGTCCCGCCAAGTCCACTACGGAGCACTGCTTTGCAGATTTGACGCACCGCTTCCAGACGTTCGCAGAGTAATGGGCGTACAGTTTCTCAACAAGTTCCTTCTTGGTGCTTCCGGTAACATTGACACCAGCAGCTTCCACCTTCAATACGCCAGGATCCTTTTTGTTGAGTGAGGTTTTCGTGATGGGTTTGGATCCCTTTGGACAATGTGTCTTACACGCATACGCAGTTTCGTCTTGCTTCATATAGTTCGCGGCTTTCTTGCACTTGAAACATTTGGGATTATCGTGTCCCGCCGATTCCGCCATAACGTCAATCAAGTCCCAATGTAAAATTTTCACATTGGAACGAGTCGTTCCTTCCATAACACAGAACGCCAAATTCCGCAGCCCAACGTCAAACGACACGAGCTTCATTATGTTGTTTAATGTAGTATTGTGAAAGTTCAAGCAGTAGCCTTCAGTAGTTCAATGAGTGCAGACTTGGAATCACGCTTTCCGAACGGAATTCCCTTCTGCCCGAGCAGTTCACGGAGCTGGACGGCTGTCTTTGACTGAAGGTCGTCTACGTCGACAGGGGCAGACTCGGGGGGCGGCGGAGGTTCCGTCACATGCTCCACAGACACGCGGTCGTCATCGTCAGACGGAATCTCCTCCTCTGCGACCTCGGACACGTTCGGAACTTCTGCAATCTCTGGAGCAGGCGCGACGAGAGAAGAGACCACGATGGAGAGCGACTGGATGTTCTGCTGAGCGACAGTCTGGCGCCAGTAGATGTATCCTACCATACCGGAAAGCACAAACACCATGGCGGCGAGAACGAGGATACTTGCGTACGTGAGGTCCATTTAGTAGGTTGTGAGTATCTATTCTTTAAGTTTGAACGACGACCACTAGTTTTTCCTCCGCAATTACAAATGCCGACTCCAGACGCCTCTGCGTTCACTCGCCAGTCAAAACTCCGTGCGTTCCAGGGTCAAATACGCGACAACAACGTCAAAGAATTGACTCACCTTTACCAGCCTATCATCCCGACTTCAGGATTGAGTGATTTCCTGCCTTCCTTCTCCAACAAGTTTGTGAGACCAACTACACGCGCACTCCCTTGGTCCAGAACGAAACAGAACGTTACTTATATCGCACACCCTCGTAGGTGATACATTTTCTAATATTACATTAAAATGCCTCAGGAATCAGAGATAACGAAAAATGTCTCAAATGAGACGGTGTCGACGTATTACTACGTGATGTTCATTATTGCGCTCGTTGCGACTGGAATTTTGGTTCTTACGGAGCTCTACATCATGATGAAGAGTCCCAAGCGCGGAATGTTGATGTTTTTGCGAACGGCTCCAACGATCGTTCTTGCAGTCCTGAACTCAATGTTCCTTTACATCATCAGCGCCCGCGCACTAGACTAAACTTACATAGTTGACGCATGAGAAACACAATGTTGCTCGCAGTGTCCACGCTTCCGCATTTTGCCTCCATACTTCCACTCTATCCCCACGACATGTATGACTACAAGACCGCGATTCTCGTTTCATCGACGATCTCGGTAGTTTGGCACGTATATGGCGAACCATTAAACATCGTGGCTGTTCTAGATTACCTAGCAGCATCACAATGGTCGTATTTTGAATTGAAATACGGTCGCGAAAATAGACAAAAAATCGCGGCATTGAATTTCGCGATGTTTGTTTTCAATATATTCGTATTAAGGTCTGGTTCATACCCGTTCTATCACTCGTTGTGGCATTTAACAAACTCCGCAAAGTGCTTTTATGTTGCTACGCTGATTTCAAGGAGTCAGCCACTCAGAAATCTTCATCCAGTCGGATCTCCATATCCTTCTGGTTCATACCCACACCAGGCTTTGAATACTCGCTCACCTTCTTCTCAAAGAAGTTCGTCTTTCCCTCCATCGATATTAGATCCATGAAATCAAACGGGTTCTGGGCTGAATAGATTTTTTGAATTCCCAGTTGAACAGCCAGTCGGTCTGCCACAAAGTGAATGTATTGTGTCATGTCGCGCGCGTTCATTCCAATGAGGGAACAGGGCAGGGCGTCGCAAATGAACGCCGTCTCCTTTTCCACAGCCGACTCTATGATATCGCGGACTGTCGCTGCGTCCAGCTTTTTAGACAGCTTGTGATACATCGCCACTGCAAACTCGGTGTGAAGCCCCTCGTCCCTTGAAATCAGCTCGTTGCTGAACGTGAGTCCCGGCAGAAGCCCGCGCTTCTTGATCCAGTAAATCGCACAGAAAGATCCGCTGAAGAAGATCCCCTCCACGCACGCAAAGGCAACCAGCCGAGTCGCATAATCTTCCGCTGAATCAATCCACTTGACTGCCCACAGAGCCTTCTCGCGAACACACGGAATCTCGTCAATTGCCCTGAAATACTTGTTTTGCTCGTCCTTGTCCTTTACATACTGGTCAATGAGGAGCGAGTACGTCTCGGAGTGAACTCCCTCCATCGCGTTTTGGAAAGCATAGAAGAGGCGAGCGACGGGAGACTGGACGTCCCGCTGAAACCGAGAAGCCAGATTGTCCTGAACAATTCCGTCTGACCCTGCGAAGAAGGCGAGAACGTGCTTGATGAAATACTGCTCCTTCTCCGTCAACTTGTTCCAATCCTCCTTGTCCTTGCTGAAATCAATCTCCTCCGACGTCCAGAAACACGCTACTGACTTCTTGTAGAGGGCATACAGCTCCTCTTCGTAGGGCGAGATCGGGAACAGAGTGTAGCGCTGACCGAGTGTAGTCGACGACGAATCAAAGAGAGGATCCATTGTATATTACTACCAGTCAAAATGAGTTAAAACGAATCCGTTTTGTATATACAAATGTCCGCGGACCCATTTGAGAACACAACTACGGTCAAAAACATCCTCCAGCACGTAATTTCTCCAAAGGTGGTCAGTGATGGAGCAAGTGGGTACATTGTTCGCACCGACTTGGTTCATGTTCATAACCTCATTTTTGAAAAAGGGACGCCTACTGAGGATGGGACTTCTGCACACCCATTCACGACACAATGTGGATCGGTTAATTTATCAGGGGCGTCCGTTACGGTCTATCATTCAAGAGTAACGCTCACAAGCATCGTGTTTGCAACTATAATTAGTGGTTCGTCCTCTATCAGTATTTCACGAGTAATTCCAGCCGTAGGGTCTTTCACAGTTTATCCAACCTCGGCTCCCGGTACTAATACAACAGTCGGATGGTTTATTGCGAAGTTTTGAGTTTCGTCACTATCTTGTGAAGACTCAAAACCGAGACCTTTGACATTTCCGAAACGGGTTTCATTTGTGCTTTCGTTGTGAGTCCTAGAACGTGCGCCACAACGCCAGCCACGATTGTTTTTGGCGTATGTTCCATCTCCCCTTCATTTGAATCGTACAGTTCGCAAAGCATATCCATTACTTCTTGGCGCTGAGAATCGTTCATTCCTAAATCCGAAACAAGCCGTTCTGCAATTCCAAACTGAGTGTCCAGCACCGTATTTTCAGTTTGAATGAATCGTCCTACGGCCTTACATAGAGCCCGAATATTGACTTGAAACATCCTTGCGATTTCCTCGTGAGTCCTTGATGCGTTCTGGTTTCTGCAAGCGACGAATACGGCTGCGCCCATACACGCCCGCCTCGTGTCGCCCCTCACTTTCTGTGCGTCCTCCATCTGCTTATAAAGCCCGCATGCGTCGTGTATGACTGACTTTGGAAGACCGGCGTGCGTGCACGGAAGCTGAATGGCGTCAAATATGCCCATCCATGAGCGCTCACTGTTTGCAAATAGAGACCAGCAAGTGAGTCGTTGGACGTTTTTCAATTCCTTGTTGCCGGAAGAAATCCCTCGGTGCGACATCACGGAGCCGTAGGAAGACGCAGGAAGCAAGTCGGATGTTGCAAACCCAGTGCGACATTGATCTTCGCCCTTTCCATCCTCGTAATTTCTCCACTCTGCTCCCTCATCTATCACGGTATCAAAGATGGTGCCACACTGAGTGCAAACATACTGTCCCTCCTCAACGGTTGTAGAATGTATGCACTCCATTTACGACCTCGCCGTATCCTTCCAAGAGTCCGTTTTTCATGCGGAATAACGCAAAGAAAAATCCAAAATAGACCCTACAGTCGGAACCACGCTTTTGAACGGTTTGTCCATGAATTTCTCATACATATATTTCAGCTTCTCGCCGAGATCGTTCATGAAAAGGAAGATCGCGTAGATGAAGAACATTCCGCTCGTATATGTGTCTACGAACGCTGCCATTTCACGACGCACCGGAAATATGGGCGCTGACGTGTTTATCGTGAACACAGTCCAAAAGGCTATGAGAGCAAGCAAGGATACCTCCACTGCGATATCGTATAGCTGGAACAACGTGGATTTGTTCTTCCAGTCGTCCGTGAATTCGTCAAAGAGGTAGTGGAAGACGAAGGACACGACTCCGCCAAGAAAGGCGTAAAAAATAGAGAGAACTGCGATGTTCAAACTCAAATTCCGAATATCGCTTGCGTAAAGTTTGTGGTGAAAAACGTTCTCGGCATACACGACCATTTGTTAATCGGTGACTTTTAATATCATGACGCCTCCACCTATCATTGCGATGGCAAAGTAGTCGTGCAAATGAAGAACCTCTTTGAACATGATAACTCCTACGCCTGTTGTAGCGACTACGGACAGACCGGACCACAGCGCGTTTGTCATTGCCATTCCAGTATGGTGATAGGTCTGACACAGCAGATACCCTACAATCGTATAAAACAGTATTCCGGCCAAGAAGAATCTGGAATCGTCCAAACTCCGCTTGAAGCAGGACATTGCAAGAGTTTCCATAAGAACGATCAGAAGAACATAAAACACTATGCGAGGAACGCCCGCCATTTATCTTTCGTTAGGTAAAAACGCCAGAGTCGTAGGATCATACACTTGGGGTCGGTAATTCGTAGTGAGTATCGGTCTACCTCCGTCCCGCGATTTCACGGGTTTCATCCAGGATATAAAAAGGTGCTTGTTGTCAACTATCCACACCCAGTATCCTGCCTTTGTGAACTCCCTTACCAGAAACTCGAATGCGTCCTTGAGTGCGAAGAGCGGATAACCGAACACGTATGTCGGAACATCGTAAAGGATATAGGGCGCATTCGGCTGATGAATCGCCTGCTGTCGTATCTTTGCCTGTATTTGAGCAATAACAGGAGTCATTGCAGCCATCCGATTTTCACGTCGTTCCTCCTGCTCTTTCCATATGTCATTCGCTTTCAGCATCTCTGCTTTCTACAACTAAAAGAATGTCTGTCCCCTTTCGCAAACTCGTGTTGGGTGGAGGAGGGGTCAAAGGCATACTACATGTCGGTGCTCTTCTAGAACTTTCAAGACATCAACCGCTTTCTTTTCCAAAGGGGGTCTACGGCTGCTCCATTGGGTCTATCGTTGCAACGTATGTCGCCTTCGGGCTTCCTATTGAGGAGGCTCCTAAGCTCATACATAAATACTTGTCGTTCCAAGCGATTCTTCCGCCCATTGACTTTGCAAGCGTAAAGGCAGCGTTTTCAACAAAAGGGATCGGGGAAATGGACGTATTTGAAAAACAGTTGCTATCGTTGTTTGACGAGGTAGGACTAGATATCCGAAAGATCCCGATTTCAGACTCAAAAATGCCGCTGTTCATTGTAGCCTCCAATATCACGGACGGAATCCCCTCCATTTTCTCAAACAAGATAATGCTTTTAGACGCTCTGAAGGCCTCGTGTTGTATGCCTGGAGTCTTTCGCCCTTACGAACTTTACGGAAAAGCGTACATTGACGGAGACACTCTCCTTCCCTCCATTACGAACATTTTGAAGACAGTGGATCCGGACACGCTAATTCTAGTCCTACCGAAACCGAGGCGGTGCATTCTTACACCGCGTCGGATTGAGAGTATATCTCCGTTTGACTATATTAGTGAAATACACACTATGAAAATGCGCGTTGGTCAGATGGTTTCAAATAACGAACAGACGGTGATGCTACGCTATCCGAAACTGGAGAGCAGCTCAGATCTTTCGCAAATGGACGTAGAGGACATTCTAGCTACTGCTGGAAGGCAGCTTCGGGGTTTCCTCAGCTCCAAGACAGGCCACTAGAAACTTTCGGAACGTTTCCTTTGTTGGCATCTCGTTCATGTGTTTGTCTCCGTCGGGCGTAACCAGCACGAACCCAGGATATCCTTTAACTTCGTGCGCTTTGAGAAGGTCTTCATGCAGGTCTCCGTCGTATTCTTCCAATTGAACTGAATGTCCTCCGAACGTGACAGGATGCGCCTTCATTTCGTCTCGGAATTCATCCCATTGTGGCCTTGCCTTCTTTGACCAAGGACACCACGTGCTGAAAAAGAATATGAATTTGATAGGTTCAGTTGCCTTTGAACCAGATACGGGTTTTGCAGGAACCGTGACTTTCGCAATCGTGTTCAGATAGGCCGTGTATGCTATGACGGCGATGGCGACGCATCCGAGAGCTACGAATATATATTCAAGCTCCATCTTTACGAAAAGAGGGGTATAAAACTTTGGCGTTTTCTCGTTCTTTTGAATACCAGTTGCGGTATGCAGTCAATGAGTTCATAGCGGGGTTTAAAACCATACTCCAGGCTATTTCGTGCGTCTGTCGTTCTGGCTCATACGGCTTTGGAACTATCTTGACCCATTGACCGTTGTATCTTACGACGTCCATTGTTCTATACGGTTTCGTTATGTGAAACCGATTACACGCGGGGGAAGCCTACAAGGTTGGCGCCAATTCCGAAACCTGCACCCTGGCGAGCGGAGGAACCGACGCTAGGGGCGTAGATATCCAGAATCGCGAAGGTGGCAAGGGCAACGAGGGCGATCATTCCAATCTCGGAGAGCTTCAGGACCTTTCCAGGCAGGAAATATGCAGCCACTGCGACGGCCAGACCTTCCAGGGCATACTTTACGAAACGTCCGGCGAGGTCAGTCAGGTCAACACTGGGTGCTGCGGGTTTCTGTTCGGGCATTTTATAGTTCTCATTAGAGAAAATATTCGTTCAATAACTGGTTTTCATAGAATCCGTCGATTATAAACAAATGCCTCGCGAGACTCTCCCCACCCACGAAGACGATGGATTTCCGATTGATTATTTGGAGGAGGATCCCGAGGTCCCGACGCAGCGCTACTGCATCATTTCTTTCATTTCGCCGGAGAAGGTTCTGAAGCAGAAGGCGGAGTTTTACAATGAGAAGTTCGTTGAGTGGCTCGAGTACGACTGGAAGATCAAGGGGTTTGAGCGCTACAATGCCTTCATCGCACAGAAATACAATCTGAAGGTGGAGGATCTCTTCAAGGACACAGAGGATTTCACGAAGGTTCACAACGAGGACATTCGGCGGACGGACATCCACGAGCAGCACCAAGTGTTCATGCTGAAGAAGGAGAAGGAACTGGAGACGCTTTTCACCGAGAAGGTCAAGTTCCAGACAAACGTGCGTGGCGTAAAGGTCCGTCGTATTTTTGCAGATCTGCAGGAGGCGCAGACCTACGCCAAGGTTCTCCAGCGTCGTTACCCCCGCGACAACCTGTATGTCGGGAAGGTCGGGGCGTGGCTGCCTTGGGATCCGTCGGAGCACATGATGCCTGAGGTTGAGTATGCAGAGAAGGAGCTGAACGAGCTCATGCGCAAGTACAAGGAGAACGAGGTGAACAAGGAGATCTTCTTTGAGGAGGAGAAGAGCGAGAAGATCCGCAAGCAGCGCGAGGAGAACGAGTCTCGCAAGAAGAAGGCTCTTGCCGATAAGGAGGCCGAGACTGAGACCCAGCTACTTCAGGACAGCATTGAGACGCCGGTTCACCCTGCGGAAGGCGGCGTGCGTGATCTTTAAATTCTGGTGAAATACCCGGCGTCATTAACCCAGTTTCTTCACGTTCACCCAAGGACCAGTGTTTTTCTTTTGAACGGATCCTGCAGAGTATTCATCCTGCGCCAACATGGCGCTTGAGAACGGTTTGTTGTCTGCCCACAGCGACTCGTCGCACAGCTTGAAAGGAGGGTGATCCGTCGCCTTATACCAAAACACCTGGTCTTCCAGTTTATTGGATTGGATTCCGTTGCAAATCACCAGACACTCATAATTTTCTGTGCACTGGTCCATGAACTGACAGAACATCTCAAACGTGGGAAACATTCCTGCATAGTTGTCGTAGATGCGACGGCGGTTGCTTGTGATAGTCTCGCGCAGAATGAATATGAAGTCCACGTTCGTGCGGAGATTCGGAGTGATTCCGAGGGGGTATTGCATCGTGATAATCGTCATCAAGTCAACGTGACGACCGTTCATGAACACATAGCGAGTGGACTCTTCCTTGATCCACGAAGAATCATACAAGCAATCGTCTAAAATTAGAAAAGCACGAGGGTCTACCGACGAATTCCCTCCGTGCGTCTTTTTATCGTTATTGCGCGCCGTCTTTACACTGAGCTGGCGCTTAATGACGTTTGTCACAATAGAAGGAGCATATTTGTCGTGAATCAGTTTGGAAGGGACCATGTGCTGAAAGAACTCGTTTGCGACTTCCGTTCCAGAAATCACGGTTCCAATAGGGAAACATTCGTGAGTATTTGCGAGAATGTCTCGCACCAAGAAGGATTTTCCGGTATCCTTTTTTCCAATAACCACTATCATCGGCGACTTTCTTGAATCGATGTCGCACCTCTCTTGGAGCGTCTCTATATTGAATTTCTTTATCTGGAAATTCATCTATTACACATATGCGTGAATATTTTGGTTTTGGTTTATACACGCTGAATAAGAAATGGGAAAGCGTAGAGCACCTAGCTCCGAACTGAAAAGTGTTGCAATACCTGCGCATGTCCATAGATACAAGGAGATCGCAAAGATACGTGACACTGCCAGCACACATTGGAACGTGGATCATCTCCAGCCATTCTTTCCGTCTTTAGAACTTTTGTTCAAGACCGAAAATTTAGATAACGTGAAGGATCACGGTCTGAAGCTGGACGAACAATTAGAGTCGGTTCTTGGAAATAACAAGGTTCTCACATCTTCCGGCGAGAAAGAGGTTCATATAAAGCAGTCTGTAATCATTAACGCCTTCAAGTGGATGCGAGGAGATTACGGAACTGCAATGGGGCTGTCTACGACCCGGGAAGAAGCAACGCGACTCATGGAGAAAGTCCAGTCGCCACACAACTCCGCTTATGTGGGGAGTCTGGTTTCTGCCATATTGTCTCAGTCTGGATGCATCCATTTTCCGAAAGTATACGGCGTCTTCTCTGGAATCGCAAAGAAACACAAGTTTGATATTTCGGACGATTACGAGGACCTTTCGTCTCGCCCTTGGTTTCCCAAACACATAGGAACTTACTTTCACATCCAGCTGGCCGACCACGTATCGCATACCGCCGAATTCAACCATACTCGCTCCAGACGTTTGGAGATGGAAGTCGGAGACACGGTAGAGCTTGGACCCGTGGATGAAATAGACGGAATTGTTCCGCAGGGAGATGTCTCTATACCTGAAATGAACCGAGTCTTTGAAGAGGATATTAGTGGAGCCGACGACGAGTCCGACAGTTCGTCCGTCTCAACGTCCTACGTATTTGAAGTCAGGTCTTGCGATTGTTCCGACGAAGAAGACGAAGAGGAAGACGATGGAGACGACGAGTTCGCGAGTGCCACGTTATCAAATGTTCCTGTTCAGGTTACAGTTATGGAGAAATGCGAGGGAACACTGTATGAACTCATGTCTATGGAAACAGACACGGAGAAGCATATCTGTTGGATGACACAGGTCCTTGCAGGTCTTGCGTTCGCTCAAAAGACGATTGGATTCACGCACAACGATCTCCATTCCAACAACGTCATGTACACAAAGACCTCAAGGACGCACCTTTGGTATAAGATAGATGGACGCGCAATGAAAGTTCCGACGCACGGATACTTGATAAAGCTCATTGATTTTGAGAGAGGCATTGCGTCAATAAAGCTTGTAGGCATGAAGCAGCCAAAGGTGTTCATGAGCGACCATTTTGCAATGGACGAAGAAGCGTGCGGTCAGTATAATTCGGAACCTTTCTATGCCCAGAAGCACGACACTATCAAGCCGAATCCGTCGTTTGATTGCGTGCGTCTGGCAACATCAATGTTCTGGGATTTGTTTCCAGACGGACCAGAATGTAAGGATTACGCTTCAAACCCTATTTTCAAAACAATCGTTCGTTGGATGACGATGGAAGACGGATCGTCCGTTCTATTCGGAAAGAAGCAAGCCGAGCATGAACGATACCACGGCTTTCATCTTTATAAGGCAATCGCTAGGTTCTGCAAGGATACTGCGATTCCCAAAAAGGAACTGACTGGACTGCTGGAAGTGTTCGGAGTCAATGAACCTAACTCGGTTGAGTTTGATGTAGTTTTATCATAAAAGAGATTGAACCCAATGTTTCTCGTCAACATTCAAATACCATTCTACAGTTTTTAACAATCCTTCGTCAAACTTTACGAGCTCGTTCCAACCTAGGTCAACGAGCTTTTTATTTGAAATACTGTATCTAAAATCGTTGAAATCTCTGTCCTTTACAAATTCCACATGGTCTTCAATTTCATCTGAATTTTTAATGATTTTAACAAGTTTCCGAGTGATGTCCATAACGCTGAACTCATTTTTGGATCCGATGTTGTAAATGTTTCCATCAGACCCTTTCTTCACGATGACATCAATCGCAGAAGCTACATCGTCAACATGTATAAAATTTCGGATCGTTTCTCCTTGACCGTGAATGGTGCACTTCTTTCCGGCTGACAGAAATGTGATGAACTTAGGTATTAATTTTTCAGGATACTGGCGAGGTCCGTATACATTATTCCCCCTTACAACAATGACTGGAAGCTTGAACGAATGATAATAAGAAAATACGAGATGCTCCGCGGACGCCTTTGTTGCAGCATACGGGTTTGTAGGTGTCAAAACCTTCGTTTCGCAACACTCGTCCTCGTCTGAACCAACCTCGCCATACACTTCATCTGTGCTTATATGAATGAACCTTCGTATGTTTCCGTAATGTTTACAACATTCAAGAAGACTATGTGTTCCGATAACGTTATCTACAGTGAATTGGATAGAGTTTCCAAACGAGTTGTCCACGTGCGTCTGTGCTGCAAAATGTATAACGGTATCTATAGAATGTAATTTCAAAATGTGGCTTATCATGTCTCTGTTCTGGATGTCGCATTTGTAGAATGTATAATTGGAGAGCTCTCCAGAAATATTGCGCAATGATGAACAGTAGTCAAGTTTGTCTACGTTTACAAAATTGACGGTTGGATATTTATTGCACATATAGTTTATAACGTTTGATCCTATGAACCCGCAACACCCTGTCATCAAAACACTCGTAGGTTGATACATTTATTGAAATCGTGTCGTTCTGGTGTAAATTGCGTTTCCATATTCAATAAACTTACTGATACGAAAGTAAATGACAGACACCGATTTCGCAAAGTCCCACTTGCGAGACCATCTTGCGACTCTACTGATTTCTCCACTTTCAGACGGATTTTGGAGCATTCACACGACGTCCAAGGAACTTTGCGAACGGAATGGACAGACCGACCAGATTCTTCGTACGTTTCAAAATATGCTCACAAAGATTCCGGAATGGACAGACTCAACTTTGGAAACCGAAGTGGATCGGATTGTGAAGATAACCAAGTGCTCATACTTGGACGATTTGCTGATGGGAGTATTCATATCCTACATGAAATCGTTCACGAACCTACATTATCGCGGTTCTGCTTCCCACGTGGACATTGACTTTGACAGGCCTACGATTTCAAAATTCATACACGAACTTTACATTCAGTCTGCTCGAAAGATATGGCAAGTGGCTTACTTATTCAAGACAACCGGGGTTTCTTCCGAACAGCAAGCCAGGAATCGCCAAGATATCGAAAAGATCATTCTTGATCGTCTTGAGCACGTGATTCGTTCGTTCTTGCCTTGGGAAACCATCGCCAAACAGTTCTCCGAGACGCAAACGCCTCCTGCGCCTCAGTCCTCTGGAAATCGCGTAACCTTTGAACATGAAAGTAGCGATGAAGAGGAGGACGAGGAAACTGACGATGAGAGCGTTCCTCCGCCGTTGACTATTACTGACGAGACAGGAACGATTGAATTTGAATCTCTGGATGCAAAGGAGGAGCCCGAAGATCCGATGAAAGAGATTGAATCAAAAATCTCTTCGTCCCTCGTTCTAAATCTGTAAGTTTTCACTTGATAGCCGAATAAATGATGATTGTAGTTGCGTCAATCGGCGTGGCCCTTGTCGCATTCATATTATACGCACTGGAGCGCCGGTCTAAGAAGGAACCTATTATATGGGAAGATGCACTGAAGATTTCCGTTTTCGGTGGACTCGTTACAACCGGTGTAGTATTCGCTACAACTTCCGAACCCGTCTCAGAACTCGTGTCGGCTGCGGTTTCAGAAGCTCAGGCGGTCCAAGATATGTTCGTTGGCACGCCGTCCTTTTAGTTGATCGTCGAAAACGAATTCTGTATTTTTAAGCAGAATATACCATTCTCAAAAACACACCAACCCGAAATGGACTTTACCACTATTCAGTTTGTTGTGAATACTCTTTCTGCGCGCTTTGCATTCAATTCCGAGGATGCTATTCGTATCGTTGAAGAGGCGGCTGCGATGTCCGTTCCTGCTTACCAGAAGGCAGTGAAGCTCGCCGAGGCGACGCAGTCCAAGCTTGACGAGCTCAACGCCAAGGTCCGCGACGGAAAGGTCCGCAAGGGTGTGGACGCTCCTGCCAAAATCGCCGAGCTTGAGAAGAAGCTCGAGGAGCAGAAGGATAAGGTCACCGAGGCCATGGCGCGCGGAATCAAGAAGGGTCGTGCTCCGAAAGCTGCAGATGAGGCTGCCGCCGAGCCTGCTGAGCCCAAGGCCGAGAAGCCTAAGAAGGAGAAGGCTCCTGCCCAAGAGAAGCGCATCCGTCGCATGTCTCAAACGTTCATCAAGCAGCTCGAGAATGCCTTTGATGCTGCCAGGATGGAGATGAAGAAGGAGAACTCGCAGGAGTTTGCGAAGTACGCAAACGAGCTGACGCAAGACGACTTTGACGCCAAGTCGCTGTCTGACCACATGCGCGACTACGTTGCGTCCATCGCACGCCAGGGCGCACCCGCTGAGATGCCCGCAGACCACAATGTTCAGACACTTCGCTACGAAGAGCTCGTGACCACGAAGATGACTCTGGTTGAGGCGTATGGCCCGGGCATCTACTGGAACACGGTGACCAAGAACTTCGTGACGGGTCCTTCCGCCGATGATGAAGAGGAAGTCACGGAGGCCCAGATGAACGACACGACGTATGCTGTCGGAGATTCTTCTAAGCGAGTCTACGTGAGCCTTGACGGTTCGGACGAGTTTGCGGGCTTCCTCGGTATCGGAAAGTTCGCAACCCTGGTTGTCGCCCAGTAAAACTAAAAACTAAAAAAAATCAAAACCAAAAAAACCTTTTTACCTTCTGCGTCTCCGGCGTCCTCCGACTGTCGCACCTTGCTCGGATGGCTGAGAAGGGTTGCCTCTAAAAGCGGCAAGTATGAATATCACAGGCGCAAACAACCAGAATGTTGATAATGGCAGAACCGCCGCCGCGATGCCCATAGCGAATCCACCGTAATGAAACGCCAGCGAAATTGATAAAGTATACACGAACACAACAACAGCTGTAGCTCCATTCGACCACACACTTCCCATCATAGAATATACGTATCCAGCGGGCGTTTTCGGGACATATGCTGGAGACGAAAGCGCTAGAGTAGCACCGTCCTGAGTTGTTACTGAATTTTCTTCTCCGTTGATGCGATACTTCAAAATAAGACTTTTTGCTTTGTTTTCGGCAAGGTCTTTAACTCCGATGTTTGCAGGGGAGACACTTATAGTCAACGTCTGCTTATCAGGGGATATTAACCCCTTAATCTCTTTTGTGACGTCAACTCTTGATCCGCTAATAGTCGTCAGGGTAGCGTCCCCGTATGATGCGCTGAGTATTTCAATCATTCTCCTTATGAAGAGAACACAACATTTCCTATCCCGCCCATGATCCGAAGGAAATTGTAGGATTGAACATATGCGCGAACCGTGTATGTGTATTTGTATGTTTCGCCAGTCGCAGACTTCCTAACGATCGTCACTATATCTTCGGGACCATAAATGGGTTTTCCATCAGACCCCAAGACGTTCGGGTTCGTGATGACAATAGGGTTTTTTGAAGTAGCCGTTGATTTTAGAACACAAATCGCGGTGTTTGCAGTCCCGTTCTCAACATCGTCGGCGTAAGGCGGGGACACGAACGTATTGCGAAGAAGCGTCTTGTTGAACATGGACCCGTTCAGATGTCCCGATGGCTGTATTGCATCGTTGTTCAGTGCAAACGAGTATTCGTAAACTCCTGGAATGGGATTGCCGGTCTGATGGCGATACAATTGAATTCCAGAGAAAAACAAGGTCTCTTTTGGCGCAAATCGTTCCTTTCCGTCCAGTATTATCGTTGACTCCAAAAGAATGTCGCGTCGGTTCACGTTGTCTGGCTGTACGAGTCCGGTAGTATACCACCCCATTGCATTTGGCGTAAAAGGAGATTTATTGAAGTCCTTCCAGTTCGTGTAATTATCGTAGTCGTTGCGCGCCACGCTATCACTACGCTGAGCGAGCCACACCACACGAGTCACTAAGTTTTTCATAGTCAACTCCAAGTCGTTCGCAGGGCCGTATTGCCCTTCCGCCTGAACCATGTCGACTTGCGATATCAGAAAAGAATGGTCGGTTTTTGCAAGGTAAGCTAGTTCCGAGTCTCCTACGAAAATGTAGTTCGCTTCTATGAACGGATCAAAATTCCAAGAGGACAAGTATTGGATTGAATTTACAGTGGGAGTTTCGTAAAGCGGTGGAGACAGGAAGTGCGAGAGATTGAATGTTGAAACGCTCGTGTCTGGAGATATGCGCTCTCCAAAGTTCGGGTTGGATCCAGATATATTCCCAGACGTTCGGACATCTCGCACTGTGAACAAATCATATGCGTTTCGCAGCTCCACTACGATTTCAACTTCAGAGAGTTGGAGAGCAACAAGAGGGAGAGCTTGTCCAGCCGTCTCACAGAACCAGAAGTGAAGGGGGATAAGGAGATTGCGTCCGCGAATGGACGGTTCGGGATAGGATGTGGAAGCAGAAATTGCGTGAGGATACTGGTTGATTCTGTCGTCTGCGTTTGCAGGATCATACAGATCTGGAGTGTTTCCGACCATACGATCCAGCACGGCCTTCTTGTTTGCGTCAAACGTCAAATTTGCGTACATCTTCATCCATTCTCCAGTGTGCCGAACAATCTCCTGTCCGTTTATGAGAATAGAGACGTAACGTATCATATTGTATCCTAAATTGCGGACCCACTGGAACTCGTATCCGATCGCTTTCGACGAAGAATTGATGGACCCGCCCGAAATTCCAGTTAGGGATACAGGCACGACTGGAGAGTAAATGTCCGGGATGTCTATGTTGAGGTAGCAATCGTGTAACAACTGAGCATACCGCTCCACCTTTGTCCTCAGCTTCAATGTCCCAGAGGTAGGGAATTTGAGGGATGTAGTCTTGAACGGTAGACGAAAATGCTCCATTGCAAACTCCGTGTGGCGCTTATACACCGAGCGAAAGTGAGTAAAAGACGGGTTTCCAGTAACAAGCTGATCCTGAGCCCCCTTTCCAACTAATTGTAGTAATCCGCCTGCCATTGCTCTATTGTATAGAGCAGTATTTAACTGCTTGTAGGAACATATCGCGTCAACCAATCAAGGTCCTTGCGTTCGTTGTTCTCAGCATAAAAGCCACCAGACCCATCATAGACCTTCTTCAAAGTCTCAAAGTATTCTTCGTACATCAGTGCTACGCGCTCCAGCGAAAAGTTCTTCATGGCCCACTCTCTGCAGTTACGACGACTGATGTTATCAATGTTCTTCGCCGCCCACACGAACTGTTCAATAGTTCTGCAGCGATACCCGGTGACTCCATGCAAATTGTTCTCTGCAAACCCGCCCCAATCTGTAGTGATATTCGGGGTTCCGCAAAACAGTGCTTCTATTGTTACCCCACCGAACGGTTCATTGTAATGCGTCGGTGCAAACAAGGCCTTTGCGTTGCGCATCAGCTCACACCTCTGTTTCGGCTCTACATATCCAATTTCAACTACGTGGGCTGGAACTGGATTTCGGATAGAAGCAACCGACCCCTGTCCCGCAACAAGAAGTTTCACTCCGAGTCGTTCCGTTACATCAATCGCAATTCCAAGGCCCTTGCAGTCAATGATTCTTCCTACAAACAGGAAGTAATCTTCAGGGGTCTCGTTGAACTCAAAATCTTCAGGGTCAAAATAGTTTGGAATCACTGCGTCATACCAGTGCGGAGATCTGTCGTACTTTCCGTAAACAACATTCATTACAGCATACGACTCAAAGATAGACTGTTTCGTGAACGGGTTGTTCGTGCACCCAATTCCAGGCTCAACTGGGATTAAGTCGGGATGAGCATTCGCGATTGGTTGGTGGGCGTATCCCCAAAAACACAGAAGAAAGTCGTGCTTCTCCTTTCTACGTCCGACCTCCACAATCGCACGAACGTTGAAGGTTTGGTGTGCATGATCTCCAGTGTTGTGCTGAAAGAAGTTCTTTCGCCAGTCGTGCTTGCCGTATGCCTTCTCAAGATCGGCGTCAAACATGATAGGCACGTGCTCGGTACATTCTACCTCTGAGTCCTTATGACCGTAATGGTAGACCGTATGTCCTCGCGCAGTCATCATCTTGCACCATTTCAGCGCCTTTTGAGTGAATGCACACGCCGAGTAATCCTTTCGTGTAATTGTGTGTGGAAGCGAAAGAACGTGGAAACGCATTTATACGTTCAGTTTGTCATCGGTTTAAGTTCATGACATGTACGCATTGTAAGCATTCACTCGGAACGGAGTTTCAAAGCCTGAGATTGGTCCCATGTCAACCGGCTGCATTGGAAGATGGTTCGTCTTTTGTTCGTAGGAAGACGCAGGTTCCAAATTCATGGCAGTCATGACTGCTTCTCGCTTAGGAGACGCAGGTGTTATGCGTTGAACGATGACCCAGACTATAACTGCGGCGAGTAAAATTGCAAGGAGTGCAGTCCACATTTATATCAAGTAGCTAAAAAACGGAAATCCTTTTCCATATCTTTGGATAACATAAGATGGAGGAACGAGCCCTTGCGACGCTTAAAGTCATTTTGAAGAATCGTGGGGCAAAAGACGGGAGCTCTTACGACAAAGTGGGGGCGCCGATGAAGGACACGCACATGTTCACTTACGACGGAATTCTCATTGTATTCAGCGAGAAAACCCGAGTATCCGAAAACGAGTTCAACAACATAACTGAATTCGCAGAGGAGAACGGATACAATAACGGTATCGTCATCGTTACGCCTTCCAGACCTTCGGATTCTGTGTGGACTGCAATTCGTCGGCGTGCTGCAGATCTTGAGAAGCCTCTCGTTCTCGTATTTGAACTTCGTCATCTCCAGTTTGATATTTCGGCACACCGCAAGGTTCCCAAGCATCGCGTTCTCGCAAAGGACGAAGTGGACGACGTCTTGAAGAATTTCCACGCAAAGTCGCCCACGCTGTTTCCGAAGATTGATTCACAGGATCCGATGGCGCGATGGATTGGGGCTAGACCTGGCGATGTTCTAGAAATAACGGGGCTGTGCGAGTCCTCCGGGGAGAATAGGCGCTACAGGCTTTGCGTTGAAAGCTCGGCGGACACCTGAGTAAATTATTAGAACAACCAATATCAGCATAGCCACTCCGAGCAATAACAAGTAGAACTGGTTCACCCCAGTAACGTGCTGAATTTTTGAAGTTAGGTCTGAATGAACTGACTCCAGCGATGCAGTTTTATCACGACCGTCTTTGAGTGCTGAGTGCTGAGTCTTGAGCTTTTCTGAATCCGCGCGAATCTTGTCAACATCTGCCTGGGATAGACTACATCCGCCTTCGCTTACCAGTTTCAAGAACGCGTCAACGTGCGCGGTCATCTGTTTGTTCGTGTCCAGTGCTTTTTGAATGTGGACACACTGCTTGGCCCTGTCCGTCTCGGCCTTTGCTTGGCTCATTGCGTCGGTATACTCAGACTTCAGTTGGTCGTATTTCGTTCGGAATGCAGTTAAGTTTGCGTCCCTTGACGCTTTGAATTCCGAGGGGTTCATTACATTTTGTCTAGATAGAATAAATGCCGAACGTTATTGCCATGCAAGATGTAGGTGACAGGACTGCGATAAAGAAGGCTCTGTATCCCGCCGTAGATGCCTCTATGATAACTCAGATGAAACGCCAGGCGGCGATTATTTCGGATCTTACATCCAACCCGAAAGGACGGAAAGGAAACGGAGCTGTCGTCGACGGTCAGAGCATTCGCGGATTTAACGAATCTGCTATACGAACCACGTTTCTAACCCGAGGCGCTGGATTTAGCTTTTTCCGTGTTCTTTAGTAAGTAGATGGATTACGTGGGGCTGTCCGATGACGTGAGTTCACATATCCGCAAGGCAGGAGATGCTGGAAACCAAGGAGACCCTCTCAACCATCTCAACTCGGCGTCTGGTGGCGACAGAGGGCGGCAAACAATCGTGTCGCATCTTTTGATGGACTACGACGACAAGACCTTGAACGCCATCAAATCAAAAAAGCTGGTGGATACTGCGAACACACACAAGAACTTATTGACGACAAACGAAGGAGAGATTGAAAGGCTTCACTCGCACGCTCGCGAGCTTGAGACGAAAATAAACGACGAAACCGCGAATTTGAAAATGGGCGATTTGCGATCCACCATTCTTCAAGTTCTTCTAGGAACTGTCATGGGAGTTGTGGGAATCTACATCGTTCTAGGTTGGTACGAACACGTTCATGCGATTGCATTCGTGGTCTTGGCGATTGGCGTAGGGTATTCGCTTTACATACGGCCTCCAGTGGGCGGCGTGAATGCATCCATCGGAGAATGGGGGTATCCGCGTGATGCCAAAGAATTGTGGGAATTGTTAGTGAAGCCAGCCAAATGATTAATGTCTGGGAGTTATAACAATGAAGTCACGGCGACTAAATTTACTAGTCGCGATACTGGCACTGACCGTTGTGTATCTCGCGTTCACTAGTAGAGAGCATATGCTCTTCTCCTCGAAGGACGACTTCTTCTTGATGAGAGAGGGTCAACCAGATGGCGGCCTAAGAATACCGTTACCTACAGACGTAACAATAAAATACGGTGCAGACACTCGGTGGGTAAAAAAGGCCTTTAAGAAGGGCTATATGTTCAGATGCGACAATAATGAGTTCGGCAATGATCCTGCTTACGGAACTAGTAAATCTTGCTATACAGTTGGTCCTGATAACATAGAAAAGCCCGCGCAACCAGCCACGCCCAGCTCCACCAGCACGGGAACTCCCACTGGCTCTAGTACCGGCTCGCAACCTCCCAGCGAAACCATTCAGGTTGTCAACAAGAACGGAACGTTCGTAAAGAAGGGCGGAGACGACATCGCAGCCGTTGAACCGGGGTGTGTTTTCGTCTCAAGTTCGTCTTTAAGTCTTGACGCGTGTAAGTCCGCGTGTTTATCAGACCCTGCGTGCACAAACATAAACTACCACGTCCCAACTGGCGGTTGCCAGTTTCGGAGATGCAATAATCCATCGGACCCTGTAGGAAGCAAGTATTCGGGGTGGAACATGTATGCCTTCATCGCTTCAAACCCGATGGACCCAACAGGAGCCATGACTTCTTTTGCTGCGAAAATGAAGGGAATCGGAGAAGTTGCGTCGGAACGCGGAAGCAGCGCTTTTTCGTCTGCTTCTGAACTTCTGGGCTCTACAGTGTCTAGCTTTGGATATATACTTAGTGTGGTTGCTATCATTGTAATAGGTGTCATCATAGCAGCGGTTGCGTGGAAAATGTTTATGGGATCGTCATCGGCTTCCACAATTAATTCTGCTCCGACTATAATAAGCAGATGAAACAGTCACATATACTAGCAGGTGTAGGCGTAGCTATGCTAGTGCTTTTTTACGTAACGTCTGTCCAGCGAGAAGGGTTTTTTTTTACCTCACGAGGCCAGTTTATAAAAGCTACAGGAGGAGACGATTCCGTGTGGTTCCAACCCGCCGGAACAAACGATAAGTATCCTCTTTCCTCGTGCACACTGTGTGAACCGGAATACCCCAACTTCTGCGGTAGTATTGTGATGAAGCCGTTATCTGTAACGAATGCTTTAACGACAAAGTCACTTTTTACATGTAGTATGCTGAGTGCTCCCTCCGCACCTCCTCCTCCTGCTGCTGCTACTACGACTGGTGCTGCTGCTCCTAGCAGATTGTCTACTGTTCTCGCAGATATCGCATATTTGAAGTCTCTTGGGCTACCTGACGATGGTACTTCAAGTAACGAAACAATGAATAGTCTTGTTGCCGAAAGGAGAGCATTGAGTGATGGACAATCCGCCACGGCAGCCGCCCCAACACCAACGCCTTCGTCCAACACGTCTACGGCTGGAAGGACAGATTTGAGTGGTTACATCTCTAGTCTTGGAACTGCAGAAGACCTTCAGAAATCTTTGACAGATAGAGCGAAGAGCACGTATGGATCCTTTTTGTCTGTCATCGCGTCTGGAATTGCAAAGTTTGGAATTGTAGTCATAGTTGGTGCCTCTATTGTCGTAGGAGTTCTCGTGGTTTGGAGCATGTGGAACGCCTTTATCGGCAGGTCCACGACTCCTGCAGTTCCCATGGTTGGAGCCCCTTTAATGCGGTGATAATACACATCTTTAAACTTTCAGAGTATCAATGGACATTCATGACCCCCGCACAATCGCGGATTTCCAGAAGTTTACATTTTCTGGACATCTGAGATCGCACGTATACAAGGTGATAGACGAGAATATCAAACTCGGACACGCAGACTACACATGTTACTGGCTGTTAGAGCTGCTTTGTTCTGGTCTAGTTCATTCCATGTGGCACACTCTGTTTGAATCGGCTGCCAAACACATAAACAGGGCAGCACCGAACGTTTTCTTGTATTTGGTTCAGAAATATGAACTGTTCTCAACGTATGAGGGACAGTATTCCACCCTGGCAATGACAGGTATTCGGAACAATTCCGCTGTGCGTACGTTGATCTGCGAGATCGGCGCATCCGTCTCCTTGTGCAGAAAAAACAAGATCCCGCCTCTTCCGAAAATAAAGCCAGAGCACGACTTTCAGCACCTCACGATACAAGAATCTCTCAAGGCGCCGTCTGCAAACTACGCACGCCATTTGACTCTCCAAAACGATCCGCTGGAATTATACGTCCCTCTTAACGAACTCGTGTATTGTCTTCGTCCCGAATCGCGAGATTACGCACGTGCGATGTATTGGACGGCATGGATGCTGAAATACGCATCACAGTTCAAAAAGCAGTCCAAGGTTGATTTTCTGTGCCATTCGCGGACAAATATGTTTGTGGATCACTCATATTCCAACCACGTAATTTGGGCGTTATGGAGTGTAGTGTTGGACGCATCTAAGGATTCCCCACAAGCAGGTGTTCTGGCTCCTTACATAGATGCACTTTTCAAACTACACTGTCTTCGTTGGACTCCCGCCGTTCTGAAATCAAGAACATGTTTCCTAGTCACAGCCATGATGTTCATTTGCGAAAGCACGACTCTAGACATTCATGCCCGAGTTCCTGGCGATATTTCCGTCGTCCAGCAATTAACTACCAATGTCCCTCAATGGATTTCTGCCATTTTACAGACGAAAAAGACGTTTTCGTAGCAAAACGGATTCTTGGAGCAATGGTTACTGATTCCAACTTCAAAATGAAAGTCCTAATATTCGACACCGAGACAACTGGGCTTCCCAAGACGC